CTATGAACTGGGGGGCAACTCCGTACCCCTTTTTCCTTCTACCTTCAACCATCTTCATATAGTGGTTGGGGTCTCTTTTACTTTTACTTCCGTGAGACATTTTCGCTGCCCTTGAATAATCTGCTTTGCCTTCCCGGTTTATCCAATCAAACCCCCCACTTCCACCTTGTCTCAGGTTGTAGCAAAGCGAATCTTGCCGGTACGTTTCAATTAGTTCAAACTCCTTAGCGAAAGCCTCCTCTGGATTGTCAAAGATGAAGCAGAGATTCTTGATGAACGCTGGCTCACCGTACTTTATTATTGCGCGTTTCAAAATCTTACCCGACCCAAGGTACCCATCGTAGGGGTCTTTGGTCTTATGGACGCCGAAGTAGTACCTCCCGTTCACCAGATTCTGTGTTCGATACACTGTGAAAAATGTCATGAACCTACCGACCTCCAAGAGATACCTCTACTTAAAGAGGTCGGTAGTCACGAAAGTGCAAGTAGAGGGAGTCGAACCCCCAGCGGCTTTTTAGGGCAACGAGTTTACAGCCCGGTGCGACCAACCGATAGTCGCCTTACTTGCGTATTCAATTTTGGTGGGCAGAGGAGGATTTGAACCTCCGAATCCACTAGGGAAGCTGGGTTACAGCCAGCCCGTTTTAGCCACTCACGCATCTGCCCAAAACTAAAAGCCACCCTTTCGGGCGGCTTCGTGTATCCTTGAACCTTGCTCTTGTTAGGAGGGTCTGTCGGACAGCACGAGGCCGCTGCTAAGCAGGTAATACAAGCTTAGTCCGAGGGTCGTGTTGTGTGAGAGACGGTTCATTTTCAATTCCTTTTGTCTTGCCCCGGCCATGTGCGTGTGCAGAGATGGCTCCGGCAGCGACTTCTTATACATAATACTACGAAGTTCGAGAAAGTAAACACTTATTTTGAATTTCTTTCGTTAGCCTTTGCCGAGGGTCTTCAACATGTCCCAAGTCATACGGCAAGCAGCCCACGCATAACCGATGCAGAACTTCAGTTTCTTTATCATACACGACCTCCCTCTGCGAGTTCAAGCATCGGGTACTGTACCTTCAGCTTGTCGAACGCAGCCTTCAAGTGAATACCTTCCTTGTCCGTAACAATCAATACGGAGTTCATGCGGGGTACCATCACACACATTTCAGCAGTGATGTCATGATGAGCGAAGACCTCCGCCATAATCTTCCGGGCGAACAGAACCTCTTGCAGAATCTCACCCCCCGATTTCGAAATGAATGGGTATGCGATACCCTCCACTGTAAACCCAGTGAGGCTGAACCTAGCCATCTCCGGCGTCGTGCCCGGTGCCCAGTGGATGTAGAAGGGGCTGAGGTTGGGCAAGGTCTTGAGATACTTGTCGCCACCGATTCCAATCATGGAGATGTTGCGAGAGTCGGCGAACGCTGGCGTCGAACCCATGGGGCTGATGCGGAAGCTTACCTGCGGAGTGAACTGCGAGATAATCTTCAGACCCTTGAGCGTGCTCAGCAGGTTGTTGTAACGCTTCTCCTCATCGGTCGTAGCGTTCTTCACCATCTTGACTTTGGGCTCGAAGGGGTTCAGCTTCGCATCCTTCGGCCACGACTCCTTGAGAGCGTCCATCTCCTTCATGGCACCCTCAGTGTAGTAAGACATGCCAGCGTACGACTGAAGGTTGAGGAGAACCTGAGTGAACAGATTGTAATCGAGAAGATGGTAGAGCTTGCGACAGACGAACAACCGGTCGTAGCCTGTAGGCTCACACTTGACCTCAGGGCCGGTCGCATACCAGCAGTCACGAAAGAGTTTATAGAGAAGGGTAGAACCGTGCATGGTTCTGTCAAACTCTACATGAGAAAACTGTTTGGAGAACTCCGCCTTCATACTGTCTTCAGATAAGAAGAGCCGGTGGATTTCACCTGAAAAGGTGTCTGCTACCCTTTGATATGTTACATTCATTTCATTTGACTCCATGGTGTTTCACTCCCCACCCCCCGAGGATGTCTACGATGTGAAGGAACAGTTTAGTATCCCGTGCCACTCGGTCGTAGGCTGTAACTAAAACCTTACCGAACTCCCCACATTTACCAGCTAATAGTAGGGTGTTTAGCCCCTCTCGTATGGAATTAGAGCCGTGGATAGAGTCTGAGTATTCTCCTACCACCAATAACCCTTTGTGGGCAGCATATTTACGTAGAGCCAGTAATTGGTTCTCCAGACTCTGTGTTTTAGTAGACACTCTTGCGTAGAGCACCGCCTTAGTTTTAAGTGGCTCAGGTGTCGGGATTCTACTAGGAACCTCGTCAAGATGGTTCAACTGAGCACTCAACGAGACGGTATTTGGAGAAGGAAACTTTTCAGCCATCCGAGCACGCATCAACTCCTGTTCCTTCTCTAAGGAGAAGGTGAGTTCTGTGCTCTCTTTTTTAGGTCTACCCGTCCCCATCGTCATTCCTCTTCGCTCTCTTCCTCTTCCTCATGCTCCGGTGACTTTAGATATAGGTCGTCGTAAGATGACGGGAGTGTGATGTCGTCATACTTAGGAAGCAGCCGAGTGAATCCAGAAGGCTCCCGGATAAGATTAGGTTCGAAGATGCGAGGCTTGATCCTGTAGCCGATATTGATAGACCGGTCTTCCTCGTTGTAGCCGAGAAGGATTTCGTACTCATCCCTGAACCTCATCGACAAGTGACGAGCAAGGTTCATGCAATCGGACGTGATGGCAGAGATAGTGGCGTCACATACCTTAGCACCGACGTACTGCTCCAGCATCGGCTTGACCATCCGGTAGTATTCAGCTTCGACCTCAGCCTCTTCCCGTGCCTGTCGAAGGTCGTACTCTTTCAATACTGCTTCGTACTCTTCACGCGGGGTCATTCTCTTCCTCCGCGTACTCTTCCTCCCGGTAGGCTTCAACAATCTCCTTCACCAGCGGGTGACGAACAATGTCTTCGTCCTCGAAATACTGGAAGTGAATCTTGAGTACCCGTTCGAGTACCTTCTCGGCATGAATGATGCCGCTGTCGAACTTGGGCCTGATGTCAATCTGCGTGTCGTCACCATTGATGACAAACTTGGAGCCCTCACCCATACGAGTTAAAATCATCTTCATCTGCTCACGAGTGGTGTTCTGAGCTTCATCTACAATCACGAAGCAGTTGTTCAATGTACGACCTCGCAGAAACGCCACCGCAGCCACTTCAATGACGCCATCTTCTAGATACTTGTTCACCAGTGGGGAAGGCATCAGAGCATAAAGAGCATCGTAGATGGGGCGGAGATACGGGTCAACCTTCTCCTGCATGGAGCCGGGGAGGAAGCCGAGACTCTCACCCGCTTCAACCGCAGGGCGGATGAGCACGAGGCGGTTGTTCTTCTTCGCCAGCCACTGCACCGCCTTGGCGACGGCGAGGAACGTCTTTCCTGTCCCCGCAGGTCCAATACCAAACACCATATCATGCTTGTCGATGGCATCGAGGTATGCCTTCTGGTTCACTGAGCGTGGAATGACCTTTAGAGTCGCCAGCTTTGCACTCGGATGATAAGGAGCCTCGGGCTCCATCTCTCTCTTCCATGGAATCGTCGCCGACTCTTTCGTTGCACGTGTCTTGGTAGTCTTAGCAGCTTTGATTTTCTTGCTGTAGTTATTGCCCATGAGTTACCGCGTTCTCCAGATACGTGCCTTACCGTCAAGTACCTTGTCCATGTGAACCAGCTTGTGCTGCTGGTTACGCTTCATACCCCATACGGCCAGTTCAATATGACCAACTCTACCTATCTCGTTCTCGTCAATGAGAGTAGAGTCCCCGACCTTCATTTGCAGAAGGTCAGGGATGCGGATGTGGAGTTCCGCTTCAGTCGATTCTGGAATGGGGATGCCATGTTCAATCATGCAGTGGCCTTCTTCTCAAGCTGCTCCATCTTCTCTTCGGAGTCGATGACCATCTTGGCCGGTTCTCCACTCTCGTAGGCACCTACAATGTAGGTAGAGCTAGGGGTGGAAATGTCAGCGGCTGTAGGAGAGTCGAAGGAGTCCAACTCGGTTGCCAACTGCTCACCCAGTTTGGTGACAGGCTCCGGCTCAACGCGAAGAGTCTGCACGTCGCCAGTAACGTCCATGGACACGGGGGAGCCTTGATAAGTGAAGTTGGAGTCTACTTGAGTGAGTACAGTTCCTTCAAGCTCAGAGAAGGGGACGGCGATAACATCGTCCGGGTCTACTCCATACCGCTGCTTGATAAACTCATCCCGCGTCGGGCCGTCTGCGTTGGGCACGAAGGTAACCTTGTTGCAAGGTTCGAACAAGGGGTCGTTCACCGTGGAGCTTCCAGCTATTTTCATAGTCATAGTTGTTCCTTCCTATATTCCATAATACTGTCTGCCAAAATTTTCTTTCTATCCAAATACAATTTGGTTTCAGCGTAAAGTACCCTAGCTACTTTAGCTGCTTTGCGTGAATAGTAGACTGCTGTGGACATCTTATATTGGGTACCCACAGTACCCTCTATACCACAAAAGTCTTGAAAAGACTCTATTGTGGCTCTAGTCCCAATCAAACCAATGTGGGGTCGTCCATTCCCCGAGTTGTATCCCAGCCACCCATCACCGTCTATCACCCCCCGCCAGAAATCCCGATTATTTTCTAGTGAGGGGCTGACAGTCGCTGTCAGACTCTTACGTTCAGTTATTCCTAACGATAGCAGGTCAGACACCAACCGTTGACTGGTAACTTCAAATCTCGCCGCAGCCCCTTTATGACTAACCTTTACCCCCGCCTCTGCTTGAAGAAATTCTCTAAATTTTTCAACGTGTTCCCTGTCCTCAATCCCGAGTTCGAGAATCACCTTTGGGTAACGTCCCAAATGGAAGTCCGAGTTCGAGAATCACCTTTGGGTAACGTCCCAAATGGAAGTGGATACACCCATCTGCAAGAAGAAATCCCGCCCAATACGCAGAGGTGGGGGTGATGCAACTAAAAGCGGTTTCATTATGAATTGGTAGCCGAAAGTCGGCTCTAGCTGATAAGCCGGTTCGCTTAAGCAAATTGGATACTGTCTGAGGACTTATGCTAAAGTCCCGACCTACCTGCTTACATGAAGCCCCTTGGCTGTAGGCTTCAACGACTGCGGCTTGCTTTTCTTTGGATAATCTCATCTATAGACCTCAATAAAGAGTCCCATAGTTCATTTTCTTGATACCCATCCAGTTTGAATTTCCACTTACCCTCAACCAAAACAGCGACCGCCACTACCAACTGAAAAAGGGAGCCATCATCTCGCCCTTCAATCTCAGCTTGTTTGGCATAGTTAATTGCGTCCAGAACCTCTTGTCCTAAATCGGTAAGGACATCACGGCCATTGAACGCTTTCAGGCGGCTTCCATACTTCTGCTCACCTAAGGCCACACGAGCTTCGATGTCCTCGCAGATAGAGTTAAACCCCATCTGACGCAGGTTAGCAGTGACAGCATGGGCAACATCTATATCACCTGATATGGGAAGGGGTTGAATCTGCGTGGCAACATTGGATTGAACAGCGATAGAATAGTTATCTGGTTTAGGTTGGTCTAGGGACATCAAATCCTCCAGACACTAATACCAGCGATTTTAGGTGTTACGATACCACTCCGGGTCAACCTTTTCGAGTGCAGCACCCAGCTTACTTGGGAATACTACAGCGTGCTCTTCCTCTCCACCCCATATCGGTGAATTAAGGGTGTCATGGTTAAGGGTTAAGTCGATTACAGCTTTGTAGAAAGCTTCCAGCTTGGCGATACGTGCTTCCTCTTTTTCGTCAGCCATGATAGCCATTACTCTCTCCCATTCCATGACAATGCCCAAATAAGGAACTTATCGCCAAACAGCAAACTCAAACCCTTGGATACAACATTACCTGTGGTGGGGACGGTGGGAACACATCAACCAGTAGAACGCTGGAGTGGAATAAACACATAAGTGATGCGCTAAAAGGGAAGCCCAAGACGGCTGAACATCGGGCTAATCTATGCGGACCTAGACCCCGCATCTTAGGAAGCGGAAATCCTTTCTATGGTAAAACTCACACGGATAAAGCAAAGAAGAAAATAGCCAAGCGACCCTACGCCAAGGGAGACAGCCATCACTTTTATGGGAAGCCCACTACTACCTCATTCAAAGCGGGAAACGAACACCCACGTGCCACCCCTATCACCATTAACGGGGTGGAATACGGCTCCCTTTCTCTCGCAGCACAAGCCCTAAACATGACCCGTCCCAAACTTCAACGGTGGGTTCGGGCGGGAAAGCCTATTCCACCCTCCCCAAACCCTTAAGGGTCTCTTGGTACTCCAACCACGCTGGCAATTTCCGTACCATCTTTGCCTTGACTTCTTCGATACTAACCGGGTAGAAATCCCAAACATCCACTCCAACATCAAAAGAAAGAGTGTGGTCTTCAGGGAGCATTCCATGTGAATGTCCATAGAGCATGAATGCCCCTCTGAAACTATTGTGCCACACTTTCATGGCGTAGTGGCAAAGAACAATAAGCTGACGCTTATCCCCTTCAAAGTAAGGGCTCCCGAGGCTGAGTTCTTCAAGCTGCCTGTACCAGATGAACGCCCCCTTCTTGGCAAGCTTAGTTGCAATCTGGTCGTGATTACCCTCAAACTGATACCGCTGACCAATAAGCCGCTTGCGATAAGCCATCGCTCTCTCTTCAGTGGTCTTAACCGCGAAGTCACCAAGGTCGTACACAAGGTCACCGGGTCTTACCCGCTCGTTGTTCCGAGCAATGATGGTTTCATTCATCTCATCCACAGTAGAGAACATAGGTCGGGGAATGGTGGCTCCGGGGAGGAGCACACCATTCTCATCGACCTTACCCTTCACCATGAACTGGTGGTCAAAGTGCAAATCTGATGTGAAGAAGATGTTAGGGTAGCCCTTTAAAATTTCCATACTCAACATGTTACATGTATGGAAACTCCAGAGTCAACCCTTTAGTATGGCAACTCAAATGGGGGCGGAGCATCGGCGGTCTCTTCAATCAGAGCCTTGTCAGCTTCGGCGTCCATAGCCGCCTTGCGCTGGTTCTTCCATGCTGCGAAGCCGGAAGTATGAACAAAATAGATGACGTTGGAAGCACGAGGGGCAGGGACGACGTGGATAGGCTGGGGCATGTGATTCTCCCTTCATTTGCGTACATGCACTTTGCACACCTCTGGTTATACCCCTATGTGCGGCGTCGCACTGATCTGTTTTGCTCTTACGAGGCGGATTTCTTCCTCTTATTATTAGGTTCAGCCACCGGAGCCGGGAGAGCCTTCGGCTTCACAACCACAGCCTTGGGGGGCGTATGAAGGCGAATGAGGGCGTTCTTCTCCTCACTGAAATCGTTCTTGCCATTCGGTGTGGTATAGTAGGTGACCCCTTCAACCGTAACTAGCTCGTAAACCGGGGTGAGCGCGAGGTATTCTAGTTCGCTCACTGCATTTCCTTGATGATTCCCTTGATGGTCTCAAACGCAAGCTCGAACGTAGGTACGCGGTAATCGCAGTGCTCAGCAAGCCAAGGGGAGGGGAATTCGTCGGCGTTGACCACGACCACCCACTTGTCCAGATTCTCGTAGGCGTCGAACATCTCCATGGCCGTGCCGTAGCTGGGCTTGGGTGAGTAGACCAATAGGATGTCGGCGGAACGGTAGTCGGTCTTGTCGCCCTTCACAATCAGGTGGCGGATGTGGGGGCTCATCTCCTGCCCACGATAGTCACGACGCATAGGGTCGAGGACGCGAATGGGGCCAATCTCTTCACTGTTGTGGTTGAAATACTTCTTGGCCGCTGCACGCCAGTCCTTACACTCTTCATCGGTGCAACTGTTGATAGGACCTGCCAAGTATATGATTTTTACGTTATGTGCGAGAATCATTAGTCACTTCCTCTTTCTCTACGTAGCATACGCAGATGATGCAATCGCATCGCCTACAGTACCCAATCCCCTTGTGAGGGCACACTGTCGATACAAACTCGTCGTTGAACACGTCGCCACATTTATCACAGCTAACAATCATCGTTACACTCCTAATTTTTCTGCTGCGTCTTCATCGAATTCAAAATAGTTTTCGAACAACTCTTCTCCGGGGTGGATGTCACGAACCGCTATGTCTACATCCGGCTCCGCAAGGGTCATCAGGTTAGGCGTATCCGAATGGTTGAAGTACCTTGCGTCATCCGCCGATACGACGTAACCCCCCACCCCATAAAGCCGAATAGTGGCGAACGGTCGAACGTGCCGGTTCCGGCAATTCGTCCACCAATTCCTTGGGGATGCGGTGGTCTACTCCTTCTCGGAACTCCCATATGACCGTGCCCTTGGGAATGAATTCAGCAGCGAACAACCCCAGCCCATGGACTGTGCTTGGCCCAAGTTGTGTCTTGACTAGAATCATGCCGCGCCTTCGCAATAGCTACAGTCGTTACTTACAATACCCCGATTAGTATGCCATCGAACATGATTGACCCTAATAATATTGCGAGATGACGTGTGGTCTGTCTTTTCTCGTTCTAAACGTTTCTGACTAATAAAATTACGGGTAGTTTCTTTCTGGCTCCGACCATACATTGGATTATTTGACCCCTGAGCATTTTGAGACCGAACTTGACGTAACGTGTCTGATGTGGGTCTCCCCCTAGCCTTCATGGAAATTTTTTGTTTAGTCGCATCTGACAGCGTTCTGCCCACACAGTATTTGTTGCCTTTATGTGCAGCCCCTATCTTCTTTCGAGTGGCGTCACTAGGAGATACACCTTTGTTCCACGAGGGGACGCCTAGTTTGGACTTACGCAATTTATCTTTGGTTTCTGCTGAATGCCTAAATCCAGTGGTACCCTCACCCCCATCTGTGAGATTATAGCCAAGGGTTGTATCGTTAGTATGATACCTTTGGATAAAGTACCTCTCTTGTTCGGCTAACTCTTCTTCAGAGGATGCCCCATGGGATAAGGGTACAACCAAAAAAGCCCCTACACCGTACTTACGTATTGCTGCATGAAGGTAGTATTTACTCCCCCGTTTAGCCGCAGCTAGATGCTCCGACCACCTACGTGCTACATATTTTACGGTCTTTCCTACATACTGCTTCCCGTTGACTCTGTTGTAAACCATGTAAACTATCATGAATAAAGACCTCTATTATAGTTCACATAGTTCAGTAATCAAGGAACGCAGCTTCGGTTCATCGGCTGGGCAGAGAGCGTTGATGACTTCTCGTGGGTCGGTTGACTCGATGTCCCCAACCTGCTCGTCCATGGCGATGAAGAACTCTTTCAGTTCGTCCGACTTCACCACGTCAACGACTTCCTTGTCCGCCGTCTTGAACGCAATGTTCAGAGGGCTGACCGGGATTTCCTTTTCCTTATATCTAATACCGTCTTCAGCGAAAGACAGAATGGTCGCCACGACAGGTCGCGTCACTTCATCGTAATCATATGCAGCACGAGCGAGTGAGCCAAGGTTAACGTGTGTTATTCCTCCGACTTCAACCGTCTCGTGACGAGAGTGGTCGTGTCCCCACAGCATGAAGTCATAGTCTAGGTGCTCAATCTGGTTGTAGCCAATCGCTTCACCAAACATACCACCACCATTCCCCGGCTCACCATACGAGTGGACAATCGCGATGCGATGCTGAACGCCATCTGGCCGAGGCCCTGTGGCGAGGAGCCGCTGAAGAGTCTCGGCACCATGCTCATAGGGGAACGTCTCCACCAGCACGTTGACTGTCTCTGCCTCGTTGACGAATAGGACAGGCTCATCGTTCAGATTGTGGCAAGCTTTAGCTGCAAATAGCAAACCGATGGGTTGGGTGGGAATCGTATCCATTCTGTCGAATGAAAGGTCGTGATTTCCAATGGCAGTGTAAACCGGAAACTCTCTCAACAAATGCAACAGAGGGAAAAGAAGGCTGAACCCATTGGCGGGGGACTTAGGGTTCTTGACGTGGAATATGTCACCCCCGCAAAGAGCCACACCCTTGAGCTTCAAGGTAAGGTCGCGGATGAATGCTATCTTGGCGAGGATGGAGGACTGGTAATCGTCCTGCCTACGACCGGGCGGCTTCGTGGAGAGATGCCAGTCAGTGCTGTAGACGAAATTTACTCTATCGTGTTGTAGCTTGACTATCTTCACGTATGTTTTTCCACCATTCGTTCACGTACTCTTTATCCTCATACTGAGGATTGTTGGTGAACTTCAAATCGTAAATCTTCTTCATCACCTGATGGCTCACAATATGACCACCGATGACGTTGGCAGAGGAACCGGGAGGGGTGTTTGGCTCATACCAGTGAGTCTCACTCTCTCGCTTGGTGAGCACCCGGTCTTTCGGCTTCTGAGGTTCTGCCCAGAACGTACGGTACGGGTCAAACGTATCATCGTAGGGGCCTATCTGGCTGGCTCCGCACTGCATACAGTGGAATGGGCCACACTGTACCATGCCCACGCCTACATCACAGAAATCAGCATCACACACTGAGTCGCAGTAAGGGCAGTTGTCCGTGAATTCTCCGGTGTAGCTCATAACAGTTCGACTCCTGATTGCCATCCAATCCGTTTCAGATTGATGGCAGCGGTTCTAACCCGCGAGTACATCTCGTCGGCCACCGGGCACGTGCCAATTTCTACATCCTCAGAACATTCGGTACACTTCTTCAGATGAGCGGCCAACTCAAGGTCAACCTTGAGGGCTGCTTCAATCAGTTCGAGTTGGGTGGAAGTTGGAACCCGCATGTGACCATGATGACGCATCGCTCACCCCGCAAGTATGTCCGTGACCACGTAATCACCATCACCCAGCGGCTTGACATACTTCACCGGCAAGCCGAGTTCTACGGCGATACCAATCTCCGCAGTGACACCCTTGGACTGCTGCCAGCCATCGAGCATGAGAACCCAGCACTCATTGCAGCGAGAGAGCATCGTCTCATCGAACTGCTTCCAGAACTCCCAGTGACCGGGGAGCTTGCAGACGGTTGCAATCGGGTGGGTGTGGCAGATGGGGGAGTAGAAGGACTTGTCCAAATACTTGTTCATCAAATAACCGGTGGCAACAGCGACACCGATGTTACGCATTTCCTCCACCATCTTATCGGGATGGGAGTAAGGACTGGCGACGTAAACGAGCCTACCTCTCTGCATTTGCTACCCTCACCCATTCATCGCCTTACTCATTGTAAGTGGCGATGAGGGTCTTCTTGTCTGGTGTGTACAGGCTGAGTCGTGTCTTGTTGTGGCTGTTGAAATCGCAGTTGGGGCAGTGGCTCTCCAAGTGATAGAAGAGGGTGTGACCCTGAGTGCAGGTCATGTTCGTCCATGAGGAGTTAGGGTCATGGTGATGCCGCTTACCCTCCTCATCCCAGTAGTCATCGAAGCCCATGCTGGTGCTGCTGAAATAGCTGGGCGACGGGAGCTTACTGGTCTTTCCTTCTTCAACACATGCGGGACATTTCATCTACGCATCCTTCCACACCTTGTCGGACTCTTGTTCGAGAGTACGGCTATTCTCGCTGTCCGCTATCCAAGTAATACCCTTCATCCGGGAAACCTTGGCTTTGAATTCTTCGCAAGCTTCTTCAGACTGGAACCATAGGCTGAGACCGGGCTGGCCTCCGCCGTACGTGCCCTTACCGCTGCACGAGCGACAGGTCTGCTCTTCATACATCCTGTCCCAGCCTCCGCCGTTGTCCACTTCGTAGGTCTGCACCTTACGACCACCACACTCTTCACAAGTGCGGACGGGCCATTTGCGAACATCACGAGAGGCACGTTCGAGCGAGGCCCAGAACTTCCCCAGCTCCGTCCCCGGCTTCTTTCTCAGCTTGATTGTCATATGCGTCTGAACCTTGGAACTCTGACACCATCGACTTCAACAGATTCTTCGAAGATGGCAGCGGGTCGAGCCCATAGTGATTTGTGCTCAATTGACTCATACACTACAAGGGGCTCACCGTTCTCAGTATGTGTCGCCACACCGATGAGACGGTACTTTCCCCCCTTGTAGTGTTGATAGAGTTGGTCGTCCATGCTTACTCGACCACAACCTTGGCGGACGTGTCGATGTTGGTATCCTTACCAACCTGAGCCTTGGCAGTCTCCTGCCACGGGGTGCCTTCCTTAGCCACCTTGGCGGACGTGTCGATGGTCGGCTGCTTCTCAACCTTGGCCTTGATGTTGGCGACGAAGGACTCAACCTTGTCTTCCTCTGCCTTGAAGTCGGCCTTGACATCGCCGCCGATTACCTTGGCTTCGTCCTCAACAGCGGTTGCGACCTTCTTGGCCTCTGCTTCAACCTTGGCGACAGCTTCAGCCTTGGCCCTAGCGGCGGCAACGTCGGCCTTAGCCTTAAAAGCAGCCTCTTCCACAGCCGGGTCAACCTTGGCTGCTTCAACCTTGGCTGCTTCAACCTTGGCTGCTTCAGCCTTCTTGAGGTTGGCAGTGACTTCAGCGATGAGGGCGTCCGTGCTGGCCTTGAGCTTGGTCTTCAAGTCAACGTATTCCTTGGCGAGGGTCTCGGTCGGGAATGGGATTTTGGCGATGACGGTGTTCTTGTTGATGAGCGAGACTTCGAAGTTACCTTCGACAGTCTTGGTGTAAGTAATCTGCGCGAATTCCATAGGGTTAGTTCTCCTGTACGGCGTTGTATTTCTTCATCAAATCTTCACCCGCTACCAACTGTTCTTCGATGGCAACGAGCAACTCTTCAAGCTTTGCCCTTGATGCTTCCTCTAAGGCTCTTAGCTCTTTGATACTCATATCCTCAGGATTATCGATGCCGAGTTCCTTGAGGGCGGCGTAGGCTTGCTTCAACTTCTGCTCTTCAACACGAGCGTCCCCGATAATCTTCTCTCGGGCTGAGGTTAGTGACCGCACCTTTGCCTGTGCTTGCTTGAGCCGTTCCTGTGTGGTTAGTTCTGCCATTACCGAATCTCCATGCGGTTAATTCTGTGATAGGGAATAAAAATTACACATTCGGGTGTGGACTTCCACCGGGCACGATAAGTTGAGGGCTGGCCTTGAATTCCACCATTCCACCGTACCAATAGCCTTGAGTTTCCCTAATCAACTCGATGACCTTGTACGCAGCCATCTTGTCTTCCAACTCAAGGTGGAAGTTATAGTCCCCATCACGAGTTTGAACGAAAAGTTCTACTGACATACGTGTTCCAATCCGTGCCCACACTTTGGGCACAAGCCTTTGGCTGCTTCGGCTGCTGCTTCTTCAGCGAGTTCCTGTCGGATGGTTTCAACCTCGCTATCGGCTATCCCTATGTGCGCTTCATACTCAGGTAACCCCACAGTAAGGTTCTCGTAGGATTTGGCTGCAACTATAGCGACCTTCATGTATTGAATACTGCTGGCGAGGGATTTCACTTCATTGAATTGTTCCTCAACTTTGTTGAGAACTCCCAGCACCGCCACGTCGAGGGCTTCAGGACTGTACTTCTTCTCCACAGTAATCTCAGCCAGCCCGTTGCTCTGCTTGAGATTTAGTCCAATCTCTGCCCATATGTCGGAGATGCTATCCAAACTATTTACCAGTCGAGTGATGAACCGGGAGGTAGACAAGGCGTCCCCGGCGTTCCCCAGATTAACCACCAACTGAGTCATAGCCTCAATCTCGGTTAGGTTTGGTAACGACAAGGCATCTAGGAAGCCCTGTAGGGGCTCCAGACGGGCTTGATGCCTGAGAGTGGCACCTAACTGACCTACCAACCCCTCGTCCCGACGTATAGCCATCTCTAGCTGGTTCACGACCTCTGCAATGAGCGTAACCTCACCGGTAATCCCCAACAGCTTCGCGCTGCGTTCCTCTGCGGAACGAATCTCAGTTGCGAGTGTACTTGCCTCACTCTTCCTCTGAGTGATGCGGAGGTTGGCTTCCTTCTTTCCGGTGTCCAACTTCTCAGTGCTACTGAAGGCCCCAAGAACCGCATTTATCTCGCTAGGCTTCCACCGGTCGGGGTCGATGAGGAACTGTGCTTTGTTCTGGCCGGAGAAGATAGGGTCAATAAGGTACTCTCCAATCTTCACTTCGCCAAAGCCCAGCTTGGCTACCTCGTCAGGGACTTTACCTCCGAGACTACTGTACTTATTCTGGTATAGGTTGACCTTCCCTTTGGGTGTGAGCAGTTCAGCCGCAGCGGTGGCTTCAGCTTCGCTGTCGTAGAGAACCTTAGTGTCGTCTCCAATGTGGAACTTGTGTGGGAGGGGAGTTAGAACATATTTGGTCGAGCCCTTGCGTTTGCGAGTGGCCTTGATGTTGAGACCATCGAGTTCCAGTTCGACCTTGAGCGGCTCCTCCTGTCCATTACGCACATACTCATCAGGGATGTCATTTCGCAACACCCCCTTGAGAGAACGGAACAGTGAGGACTTGCCATGGTTTGAGGGGCCGACCAGTACGGCCAACCCCTCAATGTCTAAGGAAACATCTGACCAACATTGAAAGTTTTTACAACTAAGACGCATACAACCCCTTGGATGTTTTTAGCTCAGTTAGTCCTCGTCTTCGAAGTCAACGCTGGTGGTTGCTGCCTTGGACTCGTCAAGGAAATCAACTTCTTCCTTGCTGACCTCAGCGGCGAACAGCGACTCGTTACCGGCCAGAGAAGAGACGACCAGAGAGCGGAGCTTATCGATAACTTCCATATCACGCTTGATGACGAGGTTCTCGATGGCCTCCGCCTTGTTGGCGTAGGTAGCGAATGCCTCACCCGGAGCACCAATAGACCACTTGGCACCAGAGTTGGTGATGAACTTCAACGTACGAGCAAGAGCCAGCACGCTAACCGTGTCATCCCAGCCATGTCCCGGACGGATGTAGATGTCTGCCTTGCGGAAGCCAGCACCCGTGGGCTTGTTCTTGAGCGTACGAGCACGCACAAGGTTCATCGTCGGGTCGAGCTTCTGTCCCGGTTCACACACGTCGAGGATGAAGATTTCATCCGTCTCCATGTCAGCGATGGCCTTGGGAGCGAGAGCCTTCTCCAGCGTCAACTCCACCATGACGGACGGAGCGAAGCGTGCCATACGTCCACCCGGCAGCGTGTAGATGCGGTTGGTGTAGCTGTACTTGTTAGCCCAGCTTGCTTCCGTGCTGTCGTCAATACGGTCGCGGGTCTGGTTAATCATGATGAGAGATGCATCGAATTCCTGCGTGTAGGGGCGGAGCATCTTGTAGAAGGTGCTGATGGTCTTGGCATGGGAGCCGTAGTTGCCCTTGAACGCCTTCTTGTTGTAGATGAGCTTCTTTTCAATCTTCGAGTCCATGAACGGAATCGAGTCGTTGACGAAGAGACGCACGCCGACTTCATCCATCAAGCGAACGTGCTCAATGATGGCATCCTGAATGGACGCTGGCTGCATGAAGAAGAGGAGCTTGGGGTCGATGCCGCAAGACTCGCAGAACGCGGGGCTTGAGGAACCTTCGTAATCGAACACGGCTACCGGCTCACCTGTGTTCTTCTGATAGGCACCAGCAGAGCACAGAGCGGTTGAGGTCTTACCCGCACCTTCATCACCGTGGAACTGAGTAACGGAACCGTGACGAGCGATACCCTTGAGACCGAGAACATGGTCAAGGACGATGTGGTTGTAGGGGATGAGAGTCTCTTTGAAATCCGACTCAAGGATTTGGTAGTTGGCGGTCTGTTCTTTGCGCGAAGCATTGAAAGCATTCCGGCGTTGTTCAGGTGTCCAGTTGCGTGGGTGACCTGACGGTACGGATGAAGCAGCGGCCTTGGTGGCCGTCTTCTTGGGAGCCATAGCGTTTTCCTCCAACCCTGTTTCACTCTCTTCGACCTATTGTCATGGAGTGTAGGGGTACTACACACTAAATACCAAGATGTTGAGTTACTCGACATATGTATCTGATGAAATCATCATGAGACAACTTGCCTTTAGTCTTATTGCACTGCCAACAACACGGGATGACATTATCCAATGTGTACCCTTTTTGGGGGTTACTGCGATCTAGGCCGTTATACCTAAACTCCCCTGTGTCTCCAACCTTTCTATATGTGTGAATGTGCGTGTTACTGCCTATCTCGCCACAGTACCTACAAGGGGATGTGATAAGTGAGGTAAATAGAGGTTCAGGTATATTCCAAGGAGCCGACGCCTCATTTATCTTATGGGCTCTACGACGATGTTCTAGCCAAATAGAATGAATAGCAGCTTCGTCATTAGATACGACTCTACGGTTTCGATTAGCTGGGTTCTTATACCCCCACAAACATCCGCAGGACGATTTTCGATTCAACCGTTCACTGAGTCTAAGGTTCCCGGAGCTTACCGTTTTCTTATTGCCGCAATCGCAGACACAATACCACCGCTTACTTCCAGCATAGGATTCAACTACCAGATACCCATAACGTTTACCAACAAGGGACACTAAATCCGAACGCGGGTTACAACTGATACTCATGCTTCGTACACCTTTGTGACGCCTTACTGGCGTCTCTAACTAAGAGTACGTAGTTGTTTTTTACATAATCGTAAAAATACTCCTTACGATGTAGTAACCCCTTAGTGATGATTCTGGAACGGGTTCCTTTACCCTTCACTTCCTGAGCAGCGTTGCATAAGGACAAAAGATGCTTATCTGGGACTTCATCAACGTGCCCCATTAAGATAGAAGCCGTGTGCCGAGCCATCATACCTAACAACACAGCATCGCAAGCATCGGTATCTAGTTTGGGGTATGCAGTTTTGTCAATGAAATCGTAGGCGCGTGCAATGTTCTCGCCCTTGTTTTTCGCTCCTGTTTTAGTAAGACCCATCAACGACCTGAGCGTAGCCGCATTGGTAGTTAGTACCCGAACTGTGGCAAACCTCTGCCACAAATCGGTTTCGAAGAAAACTAGATGGATAATCCGGTTCAACGCCACGAGGAAGTCGTTCATCGGCGTCGGGTATTCCATGCTGATGATGAGGCCCAAGGACGGTTCCTTCTTCTCATCTGTCCAGAACGCCTCCGGGCGTAGGGTCAGGTTCCAAGCTGTGGGGTCGGTGCTCAGGATTTGAGCGGAGGCATCTTCCACTATGTTGCGTAGGTGGAGGGCCATCATCTTACCCCGGAGCCAGATGGGCTCGGAGGCTACTTCAGGCTTCACAGAACCGGCTGACAGCCAAGTAGCTCGGGTGCCGGGGTCGTCATCTTCTAACTTGCGGCGAACCCGCATGAGAGCGTATCCGGTTCGACTCATAGAAGGGTCGAGGCCAAGGATAAGCCACTGCTTCACTTCTGGAAGTGGGGCGGGTACTTTGAGAACTACTGCTTTTTTGTTCTTTGCCATCTACAGTGTAATACTCAGATTTTGTACATTGGAGACAGCTTGGGAACAGGTAAACTCTCCCATAGAGTGAAAGCCTCGGAGCAGTCACTTCCCACAGCGGCCAGTCCGTTATCCCCCATAAACACCTTGCGGTCTTCGGGCATGTCGTAGCAACCACCTAGAATTGAAACCTTGGCAGTCATGCCATCAATGCCGATGGAGTCCACCGCAATTGTAGGTGGGGAGTTAGGGTAGGAGAGGGCAAAGTAGAGTAAGAACAAGAGGGTCATCTAGTAGACGCCTTCAGGTATCGCCGGTAGCTTCTCCAGCACGAAACCTGCTTCCTTTACCTCTTCAAACTCTTCCTCGAACTTATTCTCCTTGAACACCTTCACCCAAAACTGGAACTTGTCCTTCTTCTTGTCGTAGTAAGCATGAAACCCGTGGGCCTTAGGCCAGTCCTTCTTCTCAAAGGGGACGTGGACAATCTTCACCGCGATGTTGGGAGTCCTCGCGGCCTCGATAACTTTATCCAGAGGATAGAACCCAAGAATTTTGAGCATGGTCATCACGTCGAATAAGGCGCGGTGAGGAAATGGGTTCAAAAGTCCATTATCCGCTGCCATGTAGTTGAGCCGCTTACTGCTATGGGCTGTGACTTCCAAATCCTGTGTGGTATCTATCCACAGCTTGTCTGGAAACCAATCAAGTCCATACTTCTCCGCCCACCGTTTAAGCACCAGTCTGTCAAAGTTGCGTCCATTGTGAGCACAAACTACATCAGCCTGTTGAATCCAAAGGAGTGTCTGTTTAAGCGCACGTAGACTTTCAGTCCCATACTCCGCACAAAGGCTGGGGTTGATTTTGTTAATTTCTTGAGTTTCTGGCTCCCATACAGCCCCTTCACCGGGGTCAACAAGGTACCCTGCCATCCTCACAGGGGCCAATATTGAAGTATCCCATAGTACGAGCCCCACCTCTGTAACGGAGGCAGTGGGTTGAATCCCAGTAGTCTCAAAATCCAGCCCACAAATTATCAAGGTCGTCCTCCTTTAAACCCCCTATTACATAGGGGGCTCATAGTTATTCAATGTCGGTTGTCGTTCTACTCTACTAAATAGTTTCACCAATATCGGGGTTTTCAAACCTGTCCCCGCGACACAGTGTCGCAATCAAGTTGCCCGTGTTTGCCCACATCGGACGGGGCAGTCCATCAGGGTAGTACCAGTCCCACGACTCAACCTTGGTGGGCTCCAGAACCTCCAAGTCGCCCTCATCAACAACGGTCGCCATGTAGTACATGCAGAGGTATTGTTTACCCTGCTCCGGGAAGTAGTCATTGGTGACAAAGCCCGTGAAGCGTACGTCCTTCAATTCAAGATGGGTCTCTTCCCTGACTTCACGAAGGGCGGCTGCAATGGGCGTCTCGCCGTAGTCTACCTTGCCACCGGGTAGAGAGTACATGCCTGTTCCAAGCTCACCCTTACGCTTGCCGAGCAGCACCAATCCCTCTTCACTGAGTACGATAACCCCGATGGCTACACCGGGGTACGCCATAGGCCGGGATGATGGGGAGTATTGCTTGGGAGCGTACTCGGGGTTCGCCTTGTCCCACTCTGGTAGATTCTTAGGCCATTCCATTTGAAGCCTCCAGTTACAGAGTATAGCAAAAGGGGAGCCAAACGGCTCCCCCTCTGTGTTAGTTGAAAAGGTTTAGGGACTACAGGTCCTCGATGTCATCCAAAGAGGCTTCCGCGCCGGACTTGGCCTGACCAGCAAGCATCAGCTTCCACTCGTTCAGAGTGATGCTACGACCGAGCTTGTTCTTCAGCTTCTTGCCGCCGTCATTGACGTACTTCTTGGCCGCTTCTTCCACTTCCTCAGCGAGAGCGGGGTTCAGCTTCCACTTCGCCTTGGTCGCGCAGAGCACGAACTCGTAGCCGATGCCGTTGTCCTTCTTGCTCATCACAAGGTCAATGTCGAACACCGAAGAATCCTCGGGTGCGAGATTGGACACGGAGCGGTAGTTCGAACGGGAGAGGTCAACGTAACCGACTTCCCATTCAATCGGCTGACCGGCGATGGTGTACTTGCCAGTCTTCTGGTCTGCGTTGGTGTACAAGACAGCGAGGGCGACAACGTGGAGCATACCCTCTTCTTCCATCTTGGTGCAGCAGTAGGGAATCTCATCCTTCTTCGCCGGGAGGCAGAGGAACGTACCCTTCTTATCCTTGGTGTCAACGAAGTGAGACTTCGCCGAATACGGGTCGATGAAGTTGAGGAGAGCGAAGCGAACAACCTTGCCCTTCTCTGCACGAATGCGATTGAGCCCGTCGCCCTTCGCCATAATCTTCGAGTCGCCGAACTTGACGCTCTGTACGACATCATCGGTTTCAGTCACAACGTGCTGAGCCTTTGCTGCCGGTGTAGGAGTTGCAATCTCACCATCGTCTTCAACTTCGACGGCGGTGGTTGCTGCTGCGGTGGAGGCGGTCGAAGTGGGCTTCGACGTAGGAAGTACATCCAGTTCATCATCAAACTTTGCCATATGACTGTGATACCTTTCGTTTCGAGTGGATTAGTTTATTATTTGCGAGTGTCTTTACTGCTCTACGGTTTTAATACTGTCGTAAAGCACAGTTTGAACCGCATACTTAAAACATTTCTTTGTATAGCCCAACCTATGCTGAGGTACTCCGGGCACCCTCTTTCCTCTCTAATCTACGAAGGTTCCCCAGTGCCACAAATCGTACCTTACGTTTGTCCTCGGTCATCTTTGTCTCCCCCGTAAAGGGGATATTTCTCAGAATGCCGGGTTTATGATGAATGCTAAACTTGCCGAAGCTATTTAGTTTCATGGAGAACTTATCGTTGTCGAGGTTGTCAATCAAGGTCTCTTCAATGCAGACGATGATCTTCTTAAGTAACTCCTCCGCTTCTTTCTTGGTTGATAAGTTAAGGGTCTTTTGCACCCGAGCTACCAATAGTTCCCGACCTACACGCGAATTTGCCATTCTAATCCCTCAAAAAGACTGCTTATACCATTAGTTTGATAGTGAGATTTCATCAGTATTTATGGCAAAACAAAACGCTCACCCCGAAGGGTGAGCGTTTCAACCACGATATGTATTTCTGGTCTTCTAGTTACAGAACAAACTTCAGCCCAACACCGGCACCGACCGACAACTGACGGGGGTTACCGGTAGATACCGCGCTGTCGAGAACCAATGATCCAGTCGCCCGAACATGCTTGGCGAGGAAGACCTCTGCGATGCCGTTTGCGATACGCTCGTTGTTGACCGCATCCTTCGCCGGGAGCAGGTAGGCTCCCTCAACACGCAGCTTCGAGGTTTGGTAGCCGACGCCGATGAACGGGTGGAAGCTCTGAGTGGATACTGACTTTAACGCCTTCTCTGCCGTGGTGGGGGTAAGGTTGGTGATGGATGAGTCCACTCCGACACCGACCAGAACCTTGGTCAACTTGAGGTATGCGCTTGCCTGAGTGTTGACAGTATAGCCGTTGCTGGTCACGACGTTGTTGGCGGTATTGTAGGTCGTATTGGCGTCGAGCAAGAGATACTTGCTGCTGGACTCGATACCACCACCTACTGCGAAGTTCGGGTTGGTCTTGTTTACGACAGCACCACTCTGAACACTAACGCCAGCGGTTGCATACGGTGCGAACACACCATTCTGTGCTGAGGCGGAGCCTACGGTCATTGCTGCAAGGGTAAGAACTGCTGCAAACATCAAAGCGATACGCTTCATAACATCTCCAAAGGTCAGTTGACCCATCCTCTATAATACTACGGTTTCCATAGGTTAGAGATACGAAAAGCACAAATAAAAGGGTCAGTCCGCTTTGTGCGCCAGAGGTCAAGTAGCTCGATGGTGTCATGCACTTTAGTGTAGTCTAACTTCAGTTTTTTGAAGAACTTGAGCTTAGATGGGGAAATACGCAACCCAGCCTTCTTGAGGGTAGATTCTTCATCAGCAATTGACAGGGTGTACGCTGTAAGGTCTAGGTACAGGCTGTTCAGACGATACTCCGGCTGTACTCCGGGAATCTGGAACCACAGTACTCGGTCTTCCCATGGCTGCGGCCACCGCTTACCTTCAGGTATTGGAGGTCCGGTTAGATGCCACACAGCCGTCCACAGAGCTACGCGGATGTCCTCGATGGTACCTGACGTAGCCAAGTGGTCTGCCAGCCTCTCTACAACGTCCTTGGACGGCTTGTCCACGTCGAGGAGAGTAGCGGCGTACCGTACAATAGCGTTCGCCCCGGCTGAGCCCTTCTCGATAGGGTCGAGTGACCAGAACGATGTCATATCCTTAACCTGAGGCGAGAGAGTGACGTGTTTGGCGGAAAACACCCGGAACAACTTGGGCTGGTCATCCACCAGCATGTCGGAATCGCTGAGGGTATCAGCCTGTTGACAGTAGACTCCGAGTACCTGCTCAGCAAGACGCTCCTGTGGTCTGTCTTCGCCTACAAGAATATTGTAACGATTGTAAGTCTTTTGAGACAACAGAACCGGGACAGGGTTAAATTCTGACACCAGTCGGCCCGGTCTGAATTTGTTGTCCTTCTTTTTCTTGATGTCTGGCAAAGGTACTCCCGCTCATCCCATGGATAGTTTAGGCTTTGAAATCTGGAACTTGTTGTGGGCCTTAGTCATATCCTCCACAAACCTAGCCGCGTCTGCTAGATGCAGCAGAACCCTCTTGCCTACCGGGGTGATAACCACTCCGCCCTTCTTCACCTTCATCAAACCATAGCCTTCGCACAGGGCGACCGTGGTCTCCACGAACTGATTGACCATGCCTCGGATGTACTCCTTGCGTTGCTCCGGGGTGATTTCCTGTCCCTCGCTGGTGACCTTAATACGCAGAGCCTTTTCCAAAGGTTCAATGAGGTACTCATGCTGAGGACTGTCGAGTTCACTGAGAAGGATGAGGAAGAGGTGACGAGAGACGTGAGTGAAGTGAGGATATGCTTTATTCAACTGTTCGAAAATGAGTTCTCCGATGAGCAGGGTTACGCCAAAGGTGGCTCCCCACTTGTAGCCGTCATAGGAACTGGGCATCAACTGATACTCGGTAAGGGTAGGATACTTGGCATACTTCGTGAGTACCTTTCTCTCTTCCTCCATGAACTCACGTATCTGTTTGACAGCATCGTCGCCGATGGCCTCCGGGTCGAGGACCTTCTCGTTAACAACGGAAAGTAGTTCATTCTTGGCTTGTGCGGTGATGGTCTTTTGAAGGTAGAGCACCTTCTTCAAGTCATCGAGGGTCTTCAGTTGTACTATTGGCTCCATGATGTGTAATACGACGCTTTCATCGTTTAGGTGTAACCCCTAGCCGTCGCCACATATAGGTCACCAACGCGGGGATAGTCCGGCATACTTCCGTCGAACTGTTTATGGTTACATGGTAGTAGTGACCCTTATACACATCTACGTACCACACAATTTCATTCGTCTGTGATTGCAGCCGAAAGTTGGGCGTGTTCTTGATGGAGAACCGCATACAGTATTGCAGCGGTGCCTCCATGGGGATGTACTGTTCAAGAGCCCTCTTCACCGGGGCAACGTCGCGGGGTTGAGGGTATCGAGGCGTGGAAGTCTTACGCATTACTTAAGAATCACCCATTGTTCACGTATACGCCCGGAGGTCGGGTAGAAGCCTTGGTCATGTACTTCACCCTTGGGAGAGTGACCCAGTGTCACTGGGTAGGTCTCGCTGACACGTCCGCTGGCATAGAGGTTGACGCTCTCTACTTCAACGTAGTGTACGTCCCAGTATGTAACTTCCATGTCGCCAACAAGGTGGCAGGGCATACCAAAGACTACCTTGTGCAGCGGCGAGTGTACCAGCGGGTCGCCGATGTGAGGCTGGCCGTAGGGCTCACGCAGGTTCACACGCTTCATGCCGAGTGAAGAGAGATAGTTCAGCGTCTTCGTAAGGTCGTCGCCAAGGTTCTCCGGCCCCAACACGACGTTGACCTTTAGGCTCATGTCCGGGTGGTTCGCCATGATGCGTTCGATGTTGGGCGGCTTGCCCTGTCCCATCATCTTCACATAGATGTCCGGGTTGAAGCTGCTGATAGAAAAGCTGGCACGGTCGTAGAGCGACAGTAGCTCAGGCGTGTAGGCCGCTGCGTTCGTGCGGATAGCCAGAGGCACACCGGGGAACTTCGCACGCAGGTAGGTCGTCAACTCCGGGTGGTGAGCATAGAGCAGCGGGTCGGTGTTGGTGCCGGTCAGGCAGATTTCCTTCACCGGTCTCTTCGCCAACTGGGTGGAGAACTCATCGAGGTTGGGCAGCGGCCACGTCTTCAGCACGTCGTAGCTGTCCAAGTCCATCATGTGCTGGCCGATGCAGAAGTAGCACGAGCGATTGCACAGACCGCTCAGGTGGATGTTGCCAAACCAGTGTTCGAAGCTCTCATCAGAATTCAGACAACCCATGGTGATTCTCCTAGCGAGGCCGCACTACCGCGTCCATGAACCACTTGGGGAACAAGTGCTCGTAACGGGCGAGGAATGCGAGGATGGCGGAGTCAAGGATGTAGTGGTGCGCCTTGTCTTCCTTGTGGCGGTTGGAGCGACCGAGACCCTGAATGATAGCGAGAGCTACGAGCCATGCATACCACTCGGAGTCACGTTCCATACGAGCCTTGACGTACGGGTCGAGGAAGGGGAAGGGTACTTTGACGATAACAGAGAAGCGTGACAGGTCGTCCTTGAGGTCGAGCCCTTCCGTCATACTTGGAGAGAAGAGGACGGTAGGGTTGGTGGCCTCGCAGTGATTGACGATGGCACTGTCACGGCTTCCCTTCGCGTTCGTGTGGGTGACCACACGGGCGATGTTTTCAGGAGAGAGATTCTCCGACATGTACTTGTTGACCTTGTAGCTGTGGGTGTGGACGAGTCCTTTCTTGCCAGCGTAGTTCTTGTGCTCCATAATCTTGCTGAGGAAGGCGGCGACCAGAGGCATCGCGTAATCAATCGAAGGAACCTGACCCGTGCCGTAGCAACGGTCGCAGCCGGAGCCCTTGCGGTTAGATGCACCCTTGTTCTCTTCCGTCGAGCAGTTGGGGCAACCAACCTTAGAGGAAGACATGTTGGCAATCGGCTTGATGAACACCGGGCGATTCTCAACCGGGAAGTCGCAGGGGAGGCGGAGGGTGACCGCATCCTTGGGGTCGATGCCAAGGTTACGCATGAAGAAGGTGAAGTCGTTGCCACGGTCGTCGGTGCCACCGATGGTAGCGGACATGATGACAATCTTGTCGGCCTTCGAGAAGAGGATGTCGTTGGCGAACAGAGTGGCCGTCAGCGGCTTGATGATGAGGCACCCGTAGGTGTCAGAGCCCTTGGTGTCGTCGGTGTAGACAATCCAGTCTTTCGGGTTGTTGACGACCGAGTTGAGGAACAGGTCAATCATCCCGACGAACCGCTTGATGCCGTTCAGCTTCTTGCCCAGCTTGGCAGCGGAGGCGGTGTCATGGTCTTCCTTGAACTCGCGGAGGTCGGCTTCCCACTTCATGATGAGAGCGGAGGCAGCGGCCTTGTACGTATCACGTACCCACGTCGCACCCTTTTCGGTCTGACCGGGCTTGACCTTCAGTTCGGCCATGGTGAAGAAGTTGACGCCCACTTCGTCGCAGCGGAAGCGAGTAACAACGATGTCGGCCAGCGACAGAATCTGCTGTTCTAGGTTGTGACCCTCGTCAAGGACGAGCATACGGCGGGGGAGAAGCTGACCAGCGTGGTAGGTCTCGTTGAGGTAGTAGGCGAAGTTGGTGACGCTGGCGGCAGAGCGGGTGAAAGCCAGCTTGGCTTCCTTGTAGGGGCAGAAGGAGCAACCGCCGCCCTCGCCATCCTCCCCCTTTTCCTTGCAGAGCATCCCGCCGATTTCGCAATCAACAGGCTTGTTGTCTTCGTCCACAAACTCGGTGCATTCGTAGTTCGAGCGACCCTTGAGTTCGACCAGACCCATCTTACCGAAGTCGTTCATGTACTGGGCGGTGAGGCTCTTCTGAGGGGACAGGATGTAGGCTCCCGCTTCCTTGCCGGAGGGGGAGGGCTGGGTTTTGGCATACGAAGCAGCCATGACGCCGATACCAGACTTACCGGCTCCCGGAGGGCCTTCGATGATGATGAACTTTTTGTTCTCGCGGTAGGCGCGGAGGATGGCTTCCGCACCCTTATCCTGAGCATCACGCATCAGGTCAAAGGGGAAGTGGTCTCGGATGTTCTGCGACCAGTTGTCGTTCAAGCTCTTGGTGGTCGGGGTCGCAATCTGTAGAAGCTCAGTCATTTCTTCTCTCCACAAACAGTATACCGAAGAAACCGGGGTTTCGCACAGGTATTTTGAAACTTAATTTCCAGCCTGTTGCATTTTCAAGCTAGTGAGCCGGATCAAATAAGTATTCGAAAACAATCGGACGTGCAGGAGAAGTCCTGAAGCTGCTCTTTTTCAACGAATTGGCGTTCGCCGTCCGACATGAACTGAAGCACGGTTTCAGCCATCTCCCCAACCTTCTCCCGGAATATCTTGTCCGATATGCGTCCGGGGTAAACGGTGGCAAGCCCTTTGAACTTACCGGCGTAGACCGAGCATACGTCCGTGGGGAGCTTGCCATGGGGGTTCGCCGCACACTGCTGAAACAGGGCTATAACATCCTGCATCCGTTGGATGGGATTGTCAACGTGATTATATAGGCAGGTTAGCCGAACCCACAGCTTCTGACAGTCGGTGAGGGTCGAGTAGGGAAGGGTCATGCGGTTCGAAATTGCAAACAACACATCATCATACATCTGCTCTATCTTCAAGAAAGTCTCCGCTTCCTTGAAGTCGTCGGTCTCCATGTTCAGAAATCTCTCGCGACGTGTAGCCTTCTCGCTTTGAACTAACTCAGGAGTACACGCGGCGGCTCCCGCATTGCCGATGCAACACAGATGGAGTTGAGAGTAGGGGATAGCCCGGATACTAATCTCATCAAAGGTCAGTCCCTGTTCAATCAACTCACGACGCAACTCCGCGAAGTCTCGCAGAGGCGTGTCTAGGGCTTCGACTTCAATGTTCAGGGAAGGAGTCACCTAGTTATAATACCCCACATTTAGTGGAATTTATCCCCTATAAAACTCCTACCAGTCTACGGTAAAATCAATCTGCGGGGCAGTCGTACAGGAGCCAGCCGTGAATGCCACGCGATAGTAGTGCTGACCGTGGAACCCTAGAAAACTCGCACTAGCCGTGTATGCTCCATCACTTGTTCCAGTTGCTAAAGTGGTGACTAGCGCGGAAGAACCCAATGCTGTGGTTGCGGAGGTTCCTAGGTCGTATAACCCAATAGTAGGAGCCACTGAGCAGCTAATTGTGCCTGTTAGTGACGCCATTAGAGGAGTTGTCACAGGTGTATTTGAACCAATCGGAAATTCGTAGAAATAGATTGGTCCAAGGAATGTTCCAGTCGAGAATGTTGCACTGGGGATACTCCAGTACCTAGCTACTTTATACGTAGATGGATAGCAAGGACCCCCAGTATCAATCAGCAGCCCACCCGTACCCGCCTGCACACAGTTGCCGGGGGTAAGGGCGGAGTCTGTGATATTGCTGGTAGCAGATAGACTCGCCACCGTTGCGTTGCCACTGGCATCGATCCCATACCCCGTCGTATTCTCAGTCGGCGGGACGACTGAGCCAGAGGTGAAGGCTGTGAATGTGTAGCTCGTGCCGGAGACGGTGAAAGCAGCATTAGCGGTACCAGCCTGCCCTCCAGCACAGTTTCCAACGGCAGGGTAGACCTTGTATCCTGTCGCCCCAGTCATCGCTGTCCACGTCAGGCTGATGCTGCTCGTGCTGCCAGTTGTGGTTACGCAGTTGGCAGTCTGGCTGGCTGTAGTTTCTCCTGTTGTGGTCGTGCCAGTTATGACGAAGGAGTACTGGTTAGCCGCAAGAGTTCCACCTGTTGTGCTACCTGTCGCTACTGGAATAGCCTGCAAAGGCTGTACCTGTTGGGTCTTGAATCCTTTGAGTGTGTTGAAGACGTGCCACTCATCCGCCCATGCATAGTTGACCGGAGTGCTCGTGCCTACTGCTTGCTGGAAAAACTGATAAGGAACCGTGTTGGGACTGTAATCAGTCCCGTAAGACCCGCTGGAAATCCATGATTGCAGCCAGCTAGAAAAATAGTTTGGCCCGTGGTCTGAAGAGTTGAAACTTACGTGCCCCATTACACCAGCACCATAACCGTACTCGTCGCCCATTCGGAACTCAGTAGGAGCCTCGCCATTCACAATGTTGAGCGCACCGCACTTATCCTTACCCACAGTGGCGAATGTCGGAGGAACTCCGAACTCCAGACCCATGACGTTGTACGGACCAGCCGGGCATCCGTTATCACCCGCCCACCCAGCAAGGTAAGCTCCTCCATTTTGGGTCTGCCTGTAAGTATTGACAATTGGACCTGAGTAGGTCAGTGCTCCGGTTAGGTTGATATTTCCAACAAAATTGAAGGTGTGTGTATTGGTGTTCACATCCAACTCTTCGCCGGTGTATGCATGGAATAGATGCCCGATCCCTCCAGCAAGCGAATCAGGACCAAATCCACTAGGTCCGATACAAAGTACGAACGTTCCGCAACTGTTTCCAGCTACACCGATCTGTCCATAAGCAGGGCCAGTCGGCCAGCCGGAAAGAACAAGCCCAGCCGAAATCGGGCCTTCCACATAGTCAAAGTATGGAGGCAGATACAGTCCTTGCGCATTTCCTGCCTCCGTACCAGAGCCGCTAGAATGTGTGAAGTTAGCCTCGAACTGTGTGCTCGAAAGACCAGAGGAAAGAATAGTCACCACTTGGCCGTTGAAGAAAGTGGATGTACCGAAGCCTCCGAGACGGAATTTCTGACCAGCCAAAAAGTTGTTGTTTCCGGTGAATGTGGCGACGTTAGCCCCGCTGATAGACCACGCGGTGATATTAGCACCGTTGCCCAGATAATTTAGATCGTAGGAAGGCTGGCCATTGCCGGTAAAGTTGTAGTTGAACCCAGTGTTCACATTTGCACCTCCGCCAAGAAAATTGCCTTGGAAGATATTGGCATGAGTATTACGCTCCGCAAATGGGTTATTGATATTTGTGTCCATAAAACTGTTTGTATACGTAGCCGAAATGTTGTTCAGGTTCACGATGCTGTGACCAACGGTGTACGTCCCCGATGGTGCTGGTTCAGTATATGCAAAGCCTCCATCTGGATTTCCAGTGGATGGATTGGTCACGCCAACAATGTCTGCACCGGGAACTATTGCTACCGGCTCCGCAAAGGTCGAGGGGAGAGAGTTGGTGTAGAAGTTAGCCGCCCGATGCCCGATAATGAGTGTGTTCACTCCAGTCGAAGCGTATATGTTGTCAGCGTACATCTGGCCGTTGGGTTCATAATTCTTGTAGATCGCCAGCCAACCAACCATGCCTCCGCAGGAGAAAGGTTCTCCAATGGCGTGCGAATTGTAGAGATTTGCGGTCACACTCTGCACTCCACCGGAGGGCGTGCCTACTGAGGTCAGCTGCGTTATCTCATATAGAGCGGACGCATCTCCTGCACCGATACCGCATAGCTCCCCGGCTGTCAGAGTAGTGCCGGTGTTCATGTTCCACGTTACAATGTTCGAGGATAGCCTCCCGCTAGGCGGAGATACTAGTGTCCACCAACTAGGAGAGGTATCCGGCTCATGCCCAACGTTTGTGTTTTGCAAACTTTGGTAGTACGCCGCTCCTATGTATAGAACGATGATGCCCGAAGGATAAGTTGTCGCGTTTGACCATTGAGCATTGGCAGCACTGGCGAGCGTACCCGATGTCGAAACGGGAACAGTATTGCTGGACGTTACCGTAGCCAAACCGCCCGATGTGCTGACGTAAGTAACCGTGGCAGGAATTGCCTCTGTCATATCGACCAGTGGGCCAGACATGATTCCCATCTGGTCACAGTTCGCAGAGCATGTTAGTGCAACTTGAACTCCAGAAGCTACAGGTGTGACTGATGTTACTGTCCCTGTGGGTTCTCCTCCCTCGTAGGACTGAATTTGAAGGTCAGACTGGCCTTGATCTCCTCCATGATTCAGAGCGTTGCGAACGTGATCTTGGAAGTCGATGCCATTCTGGTCTCCTCCCGCCGGGGAGTTTACTTGAATAGCCAACACTGACTCAATTCCAGTTGAGTAGTTGTTCATCGTAATACTCTGCGCGGCTGGAAGATAAGCACCAATAGTTCCAAGATCGTTCCACCCGGGAACAGTGCTAAGGAATTGTTGTGTGGAGCAGTACCCTCCATCAGTGTAACCAC